ATGAAGTATCTTTTGATTCTTCAGCTGCTAATGAAACTTCTTTAGTTTACACTCCAGTAAATGCATCTACTAACATCTTTACTGTCGGTGCAAAAATATACTTTGTATGTTTTTCTGATGGTACTTGGAATATTGGATATCATTTACCAGGTGTTAGAACTAAAGGTGCGTTTGCTTTTGCAGCGTAATAAATAATTAATGTGGGCCTTCGGGCCCACACAATTTTAATAGGAGAAAATTATGGCAAGTAAAGGTGATATACAAGCAACAAGATTTACTGCGACAACTACAAATGCTATCGTTGCTCCACGAATAAGATTAAGAGGTATCATTGCTTCAAATGATGATGCAACTAATTCTGGTGTGGTGACTTTAACAAATGGTTCGCAAGCAGGTGCTGCTTTATTTACAGCAGATATACCAGCTGGAGATGTAATTAATTTTTCATTCCCTGAGGATGGAATTTTATTTAAAGATGGTATTTATGTCTCTACATTTAGTACTGTTAACGCTGTAACATTATTGACTGATAAATACTCTGGAGTATAAGGAGTCTAAATGGCAACCTCTGGAACAACAACTTTTGAATCAGGTTTTTATATTGATGATATAATTACTGAAGCTTATGAAAGAATAGGCAGATTTGATTATTCTGGTAATGATATAAAAACAGCAAGACGTTCTTTAAACATTATGTTTCAAGAATGGGCTAATAGAGGTTTGCATTATTGGCAAGTAAAAAATAATTCAATTACATTAGTTGCGGGTCAAGCAGAATATACAATGTACAGATCAACAGCTGATGGTACATCAGATGCAACAGCTGTATATGGTGTTGATGATATCCTTGAAGCCAGTTACCGGGCATCTAATGTAGATACACCTTTAACTAAAATTAATAGATCAGAGTATCAAGCATTTTCAAATAAAACATCTACCGGTGTTCCTTCACAATATTTTGTACAAAGATTTATAAATAGAATAACTGTAACTTTATATTTAACTCCTGGATCAACTGAAGCAGGAAATTTTTTAAATTATTATTATGTAAGTAGAATACAAGATGCAGGAGCTTATACGAATGAAGCTGATGTACCTTATAGATTTGTACCTTGTATGGTTGCAGGTTTAGCATTTTATTTATCACAAAAATTTAAACCAGAATTAATTCAACCAATGAAATTACTTTATGAAGATGAATTAAAGAGAGCATTAGAAGAAGATGGTTCTTCAGCAAGTTCTTTCATAACACCAAAAACTTATTATCCAAATGTCTAGATCAAATGGTAAATACGCACAATTTATATCTGATAGATCAGGTCAAGCATTTCCATATAAAGAAATGGTTATTGAATGGAATGGATCAAGAGTACATGTTTCAGAATTTGAACCAAAACATCCACAGTTAGAACCCAAACCACACACAGCTGATCCACAAGGTTTATTAAATGCAAGACCTCAAACATTTTCAGCTCAAACTGGAGATGGTGGATTTATGAATGTAGATTTAACTTTACCAGGAGCCTTTGCTTTTAGTTCAAACAATGGTATGATTCCAGATAATGGTTCTTCTATTAATGTAAGAAGAGAAGCGACAGCAACATTAGGGAGTGTAACAATTAGTATAACATAATGACATACGCAGAATTAGTACAAAAAATTAGAGATTACACAGAAGTAGATTCAAATGTTTTAACATCTACTATTGTAGATGGATTTATTGAAAATGCAGAATTTAGAATTTTAAGAGATGTTGATTCTGATAATAATAGAAGATATGCAACAGCTTCATTAGTAGCTGATCAAAGATTTATTGATACACCAGATAATTTATTAGTAGTTAGATCTGCTCAAATTGTAAATGGTGGATCAGGTTCAACTAGAAATTTCTTAGAATATAGAGACACAAGTTACATGTCAGAATATAACTCAACAGGGGTTACTGGAGAGCCAAAATACTACAGTATGTGGGATCAAGATACAATTGTACTAGCTCCTACACCAGACTCAGCTTATGAAATTCAATTAAATTATATCTTGAAAGATCAAGGATTATCGAGTACAAATACAACTACATATTTAAGTCAAAATTTTCCCAATGGCTTACTATATGCTTGCTTAGTAGAAGCATTTTCATTCTTGAAGGGGCCAAATGATCTCTTGCAATTATACGAAGGAAAGTATAAACAAGTGGTAGAAGGCTTCTCGATAGAACAAATGGGAAGACGAAGACGAGATGAATATCAAAGCGGTGTTCCTCGAGTCGGTGGAAAATAAATATAAGGAGATAAAACTATGGCTATATCACAAGCGATTGCGAACTCTTTCAAAAAAGAACTTTTGGAAGGTGAGCATAACTTTAAACAAACTGGTGGCGATGTTTTTAAATTAGCTCTTTATACCGCAGGTGCAACTCTAACTTCTGCTACTACTTCATATACTACTTCAAATGAAGTTGCTGATTCTGGTCAATATACAGCAGGTGGTGGGACATTGGTTAATGCAGGAACATCACAAACTGCCGGTGTAGCTAGAGTTGACTTTAATAACTTATCGTTTACTGGAGTAACGTTAACTGCTAGAGGTGCATTGATTTACAATACATCTGCTACTGTAACTGATGCAGCGGTTGCTGTATTAGATTTTGGTGCAGACAAAACTGCAACTTCTGGTACGTTTACAATCCAGTTTCCAGCAGCAACATCAACAGCAGCGATCCTAAGAATCTCTGGATAATAGCATAGGAGGTACTTTCCTATGTCTAATACCTGGGGCCAACAAACTTGGGGCTTTAATCAATGGAATGATTTATCAAATGTAAGTCTTTCCGTTACAGGGATTCCTGTATCTGCAACTTTAGGTGATGAAACTACAGCCGGTGAAATTAATTCTGGTTGGGGTAGAATTACTTGGGGTAATAATGGTTGGGGTATTCAAGGCACTTTAGAGGCAACAGGTAATTCTTTATCTACAAATTTAAATTCAGTTACTGTCGATGCAGAAATAAATATTGGTTGGGGCTCTGATACCTGGGGCACTGAGACATGGGGATCTTCTGGTTTATTAGTTGATGTAACTGGAATTGGTTTAACCGCTACATTAGATTCACCAACATTTAATATAACTGCTGATGTAGATGTAACAGGTGAAGAATTAACAATTACTCAAGGTGAAACTTTAGGTGGTACAACAGTTGACGTAGATGTAACTGGTCAACCAATGACTGCAACGCTTCAATATCAAGAAGCGATTGTAGATCCAACAGGACAAGAATTAACAGCTAATGATGGCACAGCTGATTTAGATGCAAATACAATTGTAGAAATATCAGCCACATCAGCATCAACTTGGAATGGTCCTTATGCATGGGGCAGTGGAGCATATGGTAATGAACAAATTACTACACTTGCTATGGCTGCTAATGAAGGTGAAGTTGATCCTGGTCCAGATGCTAATATTACAGGTATAGAAATGACTGCAACGTTAGATGACGTTGTAACTCAAGGTGATGCTAATACAGGTACAATTACAGATATAGCATGGGGTGAGCAAACTTGGGGTCAATCAACTTGGGGTAATGGTAAATATTTCGATGCTACAGGATATGCACAAGCTGCAACAATTAATCTTGGAACAGCAGTATTAGATGCAAATACTATAGCTGAAGTAAGTGGTCAAGAAATGACCATGCAAGAAAATAGTGTTGACGAAGTTACAGGAAATGCTAATGTATTATTGTCAGGAAATACCTTGACAATGGCTGAAGGAAGCCTTAGAACACTAATATGGAACCAAGTAAATACTGGCACAGCACCAGTTGTTCCACCAGGTTGGCAAGAAGTTGACACCGCTGCTTAAAAATAATATATTGACTTTACAGTCAAAATTTATAAAATTTAAATAATTGGAGACATAAAATATGGCAAACTCAACATCAGCTAATTTAAAATTAACTGTACAAGCAACTGGTGAAAACTCAGGAACTTGGGGTCAAATCACAAATACAAACTTATTAATTTTAGAACAAGCTATCGGTGGTTATTCTGCGATTACAGTTAACGCAACTACTGGTGCAACTTTAACTTATTCAAACGGTGCTTTATCAAATGGTAAAGATGCTGTAATTAAATTAACAGGAACAATCACTGGAAACATTGATGTTGTAATTCCTGATTCAGTTGAAAAAACTTACATCATTGAAAACGGAACTTCAGGTGCATTTACTGTAACTGTTAAAACTACTTCAGGAACTGGAGTAACTTGGGCAGCAACAGACAAAGGTACTAAAATGGTTTACTCTGATGGTACTAATGTTGTTGATACAGCTTTCACAGATTTATCTTCAGACATCACTCCACAATTATCAGGTATCTTAGATACAAATGGAAATGATATTGTTATTGATGATGCTGGTGCAATCGAAGATGATTCAAACAATCCATATATTAGATTTCAAAAAACAGCTTCAGCTGT